ATTTGCCGCTGTCTCATTCTTCTTAGTAGCATTTGCATTTGGAGTTACTGGCGTTTCACTGATTACCTCATTCTTCTTAGTTGCATTTGCCGCTGTCTCATTCTTCTTGGTAGCATTTGCAGCTGTCTCATTCTTCTTAGTAGCATTTGCATTTGGAGTTACTGGCGTTTCACTGATTACCTCATTCTTCTTAGTTGCATTTGCCGCTGTCTCATTCTTCTTGGTAGCATTTGCATTTGGAGTTGCAGCTGTCTCATTCTTCTTAGTTGCATTTGCATTTGGAGTTACTGGCGTTTCACTGATCACCTCATTCTTCTTGCTAGCATTTGGAGTTGCAGGCGTTTCACTGATTACCTCAGTCTTCTTGCTAGCATTTACGACAGCCTCATTCTTCTTAGTCTCACTTGTAGTTTCATTCAGCACGGAGCCCGGTGCAGCATTTATCTCTTTCAGATGATCCGTAAATTTGGGCAACAGAACACTCTTTATATTGTATTGTCCATTCTCTACTAGCGTAGAGTATGCAGGGACAAGATCGTGTAACTGCTTCTCAAAGGTATCCTTGTTCTGTGAATAGAAATACTCCTCCGCCGACTGCTTACCATTCCCCAATTCATTGTATTTGAATAGGAACAGAAAATATTCCAGAAAGCTCGTCCCTTTCCATGTAACCAGGGGTATAAATCCATAGATCTGCGGAAGAAAAAACCTCTGTTCATAGGGTTTTAGATTCGGATGCTGATAATTATAATACATATTGGCCAAGCCTCGGCACAGATAATAGGTAGGAATTCCAATCATAAGGAGTGGATTTATACTGATATTCATAAATACGAATAAAAAGCCCAGTAGACGAATGGGCGATGGCGCAAAAATCAGATCATTTGCCACCAGAACTGCAAAGAACACTGCAAAAAGATACCAGAGAATACGAAATACAAGGACTCCCGTTGACAGACCTGAAGACTCTGTATCGGCTGGTGCATCCTCAGTCGGCGCATCTTCATCGGCTCCTTCCACCACTTCCGACGGCCAAATATACTGTTTTACTGCATCTACTGTAGCAAATCGCGTCATTGACTGCAACTTCGTCGATATTGTTTTAACAGTTGTATCATAGAGATTCGTAAGATTGTACATCCCTCTATTAATTAGAGGGCATACTTGAGCCCTCCCAAACCCGACGACACAGTCACCCAATTGATATTCTCAACATAGATCGTAAAATTATAAGCATAATTCGTGGTCGCTAGTAACGGATAGGGGTTCAGGTCGATCTGGAGAAGACGGACACGGCTCGTATTCAATGATCCGTCGGGCTGCATGGTGGGACTCTGTAATCCGAACGGGTAGATGGCCAGATTGGGATCGGGCTGCCCTATCAAATACTTCCAAGGCACCACGGTCGAATAATAGGAGGCCGGTTTCTCCTCCTGAAGTTCATTGCCATCTCCCAGAAGCCGTAGACTCTGAAGAATCGGCTCGGCACCCCCCACCTGAATGAGCCTGCCCGTAGCTTGGCTGTTGAGGATCGTACTTTGATAGAGGGTGATCGGAGCGATCCAAGGAGTTACGTTCGGAAATGGCCAGTTTGAGAAATTGGCCGTATCATTCCGATAGGAAAGCGAGTCGGAGCGGCGGGGCACAATAATGATTCGATTAATCGGATTATGGGTTCTGAGTTCACAGAACTGGCGACTCACAATCCCAGGAAACTGATAGGCAGTGACTTGGTGCAATGGGTACTGGAGGGGTGTGGAGGCAAACTGGGTGCGTTCTTCATCTGTCAGATAGATATAGTTGGCCTGGATGCGAGGATTGAGCGGCCAGGTCGGTATGAGGGGCTTCGGAATCGCCCAGTCCGTTAGAAAATTGTCGATGCTGTCGTAGGGCGAGTTGGATTGAATATAGGAGGGATTGGCCGGTTCGGTGGGAAGAGGGGCGACTTCTTGAAATCCGGGAGCCACGGTTCGCCCATTTGCATCCAGAACTTGATAGAGCTGATTAATCGGATTGAATGTCACTTGCACTTCGCATTCCTGGTACTGCAATGAGAGGAGGGGGAGCGCCTGATACGTGGATTCAACGAACCAGAACGGCAAAGGAATATAGAGATTGCGTCCAAAGATCGAGGGACGGTTCAGGTTGTTCCCTGGCGTATCCTGATAGACCAATGGATAGCCGCCTGATTTTGCGCCGCCCGCATAGACACCGTTCCCTGGATCGACTAATTCGGGAACATCGCCCACCAAGACACGCCACTTTTGAAACTGATCCACGTTATAGTCACATTGTGCCTTGGTAATCATATAGGTGCCGTCGAACTCCTGAATCTTTTGGCCGCCAATATAGAATCCGACCTGCCGAATGAGTTGACACCCGATATAGCGACACCAGTTGAAATTGAGCTGGGCGTTTCGAGTTACGGTATATGGAATGACTTTGCAATAGATATCGGGCAGTGTAACCACCAGGTACATGTCGCGGACAAGGTCGGCCACGCGCTTAATCTTAAAACGGACTTGGATCGACTGATCGATCGAGAGTTCCGTGGGCCCATCCATGGTCTGTGTAATGGATTCTTCGGCAAAGTGTGTGTACTTTTTATAAGCCTTGTACCAGTAAGTAAAATCTGGATTTCCGCTTAAAATGACATTCTGGGCTCCGTAGGCAACGAGGACAAAGAGACCTCCTCCTGGCATCACTATTCTCTGCTCTGTAATATTCTATAAGCTCCGATTTAGGATCCACGGTACAAATCTAATAACAGCACAAAGGGGCTGTTATTAGAGTCTAGCTGCCCGTCTACGAAGCAAAGTTAGCCGTCCACCAAGTATCCGACAAGTAGGTCTGAGTATCTGCAGCGCCACTGGTTGAATCGAGGGTCGACGAAGGCCCCTGGTTAAAGAGGGAATTGATCTCTGAGTAACCGAGTGCATAACTGAAATAGTAGAGGCGACTCACCATACCCTGCATGGCACCCGTGACCTGGAAGTTCTCCTTCAAGCTAACTATTTTTGCCGTTGAAAGTGTGAATCGGCGCTGTGAAAAGGCATAGACATCCCCATAATTCTGATAGGGGGGCGAGACATCGAATCCAAGACGACTCTTGATATTGCCGTTCACATAGATCTCCAAATGGGAGGCCTTGCAGACAAGTGTAATATGCGCCCACTTCCCAACGGGAATATTCTCTACATCAATGAAATTATTCCACTTATCATACGTGCTCATGTAGACTCGCAATGTATTTGTATTACTGTTCATATAGACACCGGGACCCAGCAGGGGAAACTGACTGGGGCTTCCCTTGTGGAAAATATGCTGTAGGCCGCTGGTAGCAGGTGTATTAAATGTGTTCTGATCCACCTTTATAAAGAAGCTGTAGCTGAATTCAATGCCTGTAAATTCATTGTTGGACGGCTGGACAATAAGGGCATTCGGACTATTCGGATTCTGAATCAGCTGGAAGGTCTTATTTGCCGTATTGTAGGTGATTGGCAGTAGCTCCGTGCGATTCCCTTGCAATCGCTTGATATAGTTATTCAAAAGCTCAATTGTGCCAAATAGCAGATAGATTGCCACTACAAAGGACAAACTGATAATCACTTGCATAAGAGGTGATCTAGTATCACTCGAAGTGGATGCATTGTTCTCCGCCATCTCTATTTACGGACTTGGTTTAAAAAAGGACGTTAGGTAATCTAACAGATTTGAAATAGCATTGGGGCCCTGAATATAATTTGTATAGATGGCGTCGGGCGCCAGCGCATATCCGTACATCGTGGTGGTTGAAATAGAACCGCCGAAGCCTCCTGCATTGCCCGTTCCATCCTCCAGCATACGGACAGAATAGTTCGTGTCAACGGTAAAGTAGTTCGGAAGAACACAGGAACGTATGAGTTTGCCGTCCACATAGACATCACAGGTCATCCCGTTCACAACAACCACCAAATTGACCCAGCGCTGCAGATCAATCGGGGGGGTGTCGCAAATCGCATGCGAATTCTGTAGAGTGGCGCCTGTCTGCAGATCTGTAAAGGTTTTATCATCGGGCTTCATTTTCTGTGTGCCGTCGTCGAGCCGTACCATAACTTGCGGCTGGGAAGAGCCCAGGTAGATCCGAAGGGTGTCGAATTTAGATCCTCCAATGCGGAGAATCGACTTGTTCTTGTTCTGGTTCACTGACCAGTTATTCACATAGATCCATGTTGAAACACTGAATTCACCGCCCTGATAAAGAGGGGGCATTACATCGCTCCGAATAGGGGTAGGGACGGTCTGTGGATTGCCTGGCCGCATACCCGACGACAGAACTACACTCGGCTGCTCGCCTGAAAACAGGTACTGATAGAGATAATAGAATCCTACGATACCCAGAATCAGAATGATGACTTGGATAAAACGAGTTGTTACATCGGCCATTCTCTACTCTGGTGCCGTTAAAAATCTAATTATAGATTGTCTCCCACATCTGCATTGTATTCGGCGGCGGCTGTGTTGGAACAGTACAAGGTAACCCGGGAAGGCAGAATGTCCGCATATCAGGCAAGGAAAACAGGGAAGGGAGAGGAAAGGACAAGGGCTGCGGCGGTGCCCCCGTTGTATCTGAATTCTGTGCCCTTAACACAGCCAATTCCGACGGCGTCATTCGGTAGAGTTGTGTGAATATATGGACGGCTGTCCCAATAAATCGCGGAACCCCCTTTGCATCTCCCTTCGCATCGGGAGACACCTGGAGGGGCTGGGCAGTAGACGTATTTGGATAGTTCGTAAGTCGGTGAGAGCCTACAATCTGGTCATTGTACAATACATCGAAGCGTCGCCCATCCCTCAAAATACACACAAAGATCCATTTCTGCATGGGCATCGGCGGCAGATTCACCACTTCAGTGGGATTATTATTTCCAGTAGAGATGAGAAGTCGTGCCGAATACTGATTCGGGGAGGCTCCCGTATTGGTCGGATTCGTCGTGGCCGGTGCCAACTGAAATTCAACGCAATTGGGGATCCCGATCAACGTCGTATAATTGGTGTCCTTGGATCGTGTGCGATCCCCCATTGTCACATTAAAAAACCCGGCAATTGTAAAACCGGGGCTAATCATAAGGGATCGCCCATCCTGTACAAGTGTCGTTGCAGTATTTAATTGGATGGCAGTTGACGCAAGATCAGAGGGCGCCTTTCTTCCATAGATATAGGCCACAATTAAATAGGTAATGATAGACAGTATGAACACACATAGAATCCAAAAGAGCACAGTTGGCAAGTTCTTATCTTCATCCCAGAACAGTGCCTTCAGACTTGATAGAAACGACATCCCTATCCGTCCTTGTTAAAATTATTTAAAGTCCGTATCAGTTGGCGTATAAATCCGCGCGGGTCTAACTAAAAAGGGGTCTAGTACTAGTATATAGTTCAGTCGACGCAACACCACTCGCAACATTGCTAGCCGTGACGGCTCTACCCTACGCTTGTATTAGTCGGGTTTAGCCGCACAGGCTGATCCCACGGCGCCGCATTCGCTGTCTTCCTTTATGGCTGGCATAAGCGTCGGAGTTGCATAGCGGAGTTCAGAAGGGGTCGGCGTGAGCGGCCAGACAATTAAATTGCCAACCCGTGCAATCTTCGTCATGGGTGTGTGAGCTTCTTCATCACTTATACGAGTATTTAATGCTATAAAACGACCATCGTTCGAATTGACCGTGGTCGCCATAATACGGGTTTCCATGAGTTTGCCATTCATATAGACTTCAAATGAATTAGCAAATATCACTACACCCAGTCGGAAGGGCGTCTGTACAGGGACATTCTTAAGGACAACGGATTCCCCATTCAATGCGCCCCCTCCTGCGGCCGGCGTTGGCAATACACTTATCACCAGGTCATTATTTGTTGGAACAAGTGCAACGGCCACATTATAGTTTGTCCATACTCCATCAAGTGTATTGGCGGTACGAGCGCTGGGCTCATTGCCTCCTCTCGCAAATAACAAACGAAATCCAGGATTTGTACCTATTTTAATTGGAGTCAATGGGCACATAATGCTGATATCGAGCGTGAATGCCCAATTGGCAGATTGCGGAGTTCCTAGTAACGCTCCTGATAGATCGACTTGGGGCGTGTCCAAGGTATCACTTGTCTGGGGCTTCCATTGCGTATAATAGTTTTTATTTCCTGGAACAGGGATGAGCCCTTTTCCTCCTGGCTGGAACTGAAAGATGGGATAGAGCGTAAAATGAATGAACACGAGAATGGCGAGCAGAATGAGCCCCACGGAGGCTATCCAGGCGACGAGCGATGTCCAGGTCATGTTCGTGGAAGTAAAGTCCGAATTGTATGCCGTATAACCACGATTCCTTTCGTTGCCAAACATATTCGACATTGTACTCTATCCTCCCTGGAGATTATTCGTGTTACCAATAACATCCACGTTCTACCTGCTGAAACTGGGCAGGGGTCTCCTCTGCAGTTGGCCGTGTCCAGAACTCATTAAAGAATCGCTGAAATTGGGGCATGGTATCCCAGCGATTTCCTCGAATCCCAAAAAAGAGCTGAGTGGCTCCGCCGAGATGGATCCCTTTCTTGCCTTGCCGAACAGCATGTGCCACCAGGGGTAATGAATAGAGTCCTGCACCGACAAGCACGAGATCGTAAGGCATTGTGTCCATTTGTTTCTTTAAGTCCTCCAGAAGCCCAACAGAGTTCGTATAGGTTGCAAGCATCTTGTGCTGCATCTCAGAACTCTGAATACCCCATGAGAGGGGCATAGTGATCGTGTTGAAGATCAGATCCTTTGACCAGAGATTCGGAAGAGCTTTGTCAAGATTCGGAATTTGGCGTTGAATTGTAGTGGCAAATGGGCTGATTACTAGAACACGGGTCTTCGGTGGAAGGTGCGCTGTCCACCAATGCGTGGGATCGGGGCTCAGAAAGCATTCGAGACTCTGCAGAGACACGTGAGTGGCCAAAGGCGCCTTGGACTGAAAGAGTTCAAGAGTGGGCTCGATCTGCCACCAGGGACTGAGAGTGGTCATGGCCGTCAAGGAATCGAGTAATTCTTTCGCGATTTGAATTGCTGCAGCAGGCGTTGGCGGAAACAGGCCGGCGTTTCGGCACAGTGTGGTCAACAGTCGTTGGGGCTGCGGCGGCAACGACCCTAGTTTGAAATAGGTGTAGACGAGTTCGAGTTCAATCGTGCCGAGTTTTCCAACGCCGGCCGGCGACGATCCGAGCATTTTCGCACAGACGGCAGCAAATCCATCAGCTCCTTCGAGAATCGATTTAGACATACTAGACATACTAGGCCTAGTATGTCTAAATAGCTTAGGTTGGAGCTGGACTCTGCGTCCAGCTCCGAAGGAAAAATGATGGATACTCGCCTTTCAGGCGAGTATCGCTCGTGCATTTACCTCCAAAGTCCTAGCTCCTAACTGTTATTGACAAACCCGATCCGCTTGTAATAGGCGTCCGTCTCCCCCTTCTTGCAATCCTTTAAGTCCTCGCGGACATAGCAGACAAAGGAGATACGGGTGAAGGGGTCTGCGGATCCCATCGCCCCTGTCTTCGTCTTATAGTACTTGATCGGTTCCAAGGTTTTGTTGAACTGTTTGTCCTCGGGTGTTTCGAACATGGCCGTATTGCAGTGCCACTGATGAACATCCATGGCAATGAAATCGCCGGATCGGAGATCGAACCCCACGCCGAACTGGGGGAACAGGGTCTCACCGCCGTGGTATTTTCCGCGTTCCAGGACGGTCAGGTTCCCGTAGCCGTCCTTAAAATCACCGGCGTCCTGGTGCAGCGCTGTGCGGAAGTTCCGGTTCACCGTGATCGACGAAAAGGCCGTGTTCTTGATCTGGTAGGCCGGCGTCGAATGGATGCGCTGATACTGCTTCTTGTGGGCGTCGGGTACCAGCTTCTTGAACTCCTGGTCAATGGCCTCAATGAAGGGGAGCCCCTGCTTGTATTCGTCAAAGAACGTCTGCGTATAGTTGGTTAAGCGGCACGGCAGCTTCATGAACGGGGTCTCTTCGAAGTAGCCGACGACGGAGGAGAATACGGTGTTGTTGACGCGCATCTTGCTCGTCTTGTTGGTCTTCTTATCCTTGTACTGTGCCCACCAGCCGTTGGTGTTGACGAGTTTCCGTTTCTTCCAGTATTCGGACTTGGGATTGATGGGGCCTGCGGCGGCACCTCTCGATCTGGAGGCCGCGGCCAGCCTGTAGAACGCGTCCCAGGCCTGTTGCGTCAAATCAGTCGAGAACACATTCTTGCGGAACTTGGCCAAGAGCCGTTTGCCCCCTGGTGCCTCTGGATCCTTGCCCCAGACATCGGCGTCGTGATCGATGATCAGATAGTCCTTTGCATCAAAATAGGTTCCTTCGCGAGCCTTGATCTGGTCGTTGGTGAGAACGGGATCCAGCGTATAGGTTTTGATCCGATTTTTCCGGGTCTTGGCCATCCTTATTGTAGGGGTATAAAATAGAGAATGGCTGCATTTGATTATGGAACTGCAGAGGGGGTGCATTTTAAGATTGGCGATAAGGTTGTTATAAATACGGGTATAATCGGAATTCCCGAAGTATATGAAGTTATTGAATTTAATAGAACAAAAGGTGCATTAGCAAATGCACCTGTGAGTAATAATGTACTTAAAAGAGACTGGGTGACCCTTAAAAGGCTGAGTAATAGTGTAATACCAGATGTTATATCTATCAACAATTTAAAACTTGCAACCCAGAAAGGAGGCAAACGCCGCACCCGTCGCCATAAACGTAAATCCAAGAAAACGCGTAAAAGTCGCAGCAGTCGCCGTTAAACCACATTCATTTTATTCAAAGCCCATACAGATCCCCCAATAACAGCGACTCCACCAAACCCCACTAGTAATCCTCGAAAGAAGCTCTGCATATCCACCTCCTTCATATCCTCCTTTGTCCAGACGGGACTCCTATCTCGCTTGCCCAACTTCATATAATAGCCCATGACTTCCTGTTCTGTCCACGTGGGTTTGTTCAGCGATTTGTTGACCTCGTTGTGCACGGTGATTGTCCAGCGAAACAGGTCGGCTCTACGATCCAAAAAAGTACTGATAGGATGTGATTGAATATGCTTGGAATAGTGTTCTCGGCAGACGCTGCACGGCAGCATGAACTGCAGTGATTCGAAGAACTCTTTGGCGCCCTTCTTGTCCGTATAGGTCGGTTCTTTCGGATATCCGAGAGCCGCAATATGCATCGTGTGCCAGAAGAACGGGCCCCAGACATTCGGACTAAACTGCATGATCCCTATTCGTTCTTCTGATTTTTGCAATTGATTTTCAGCACAGCCTAAGACTGGCGTGTATATCTATTACCAATGTCATTCGGTAATACAGTAGGTCGCTATAAAAAAATATACTGTTCCAATTGCGGGATTGAAGGCCATTTTTTCAGGGACTGCGATCTGCCGATCACCAGCTATGGGATCATCGCCATGCAACAGGATGCATCAGGTGTCGAGTATCTCCTCATCTGTCGACGTGATTCCCTCTCCTTTATTGAATTTGTACGAGGCAAGTATTCTGTCTCGGAACCCGCCTACTTATATACGTTGCTAGAGAACATGACGTTGGCGGAGCATGGAAAGATCAGGACACTTCCCTTTGAGTCTCTCTGGCAGTCCGTCTGGGGCTCCGCGGCCAACACCCACAAAACAGACTATGAGAACTCTTTGCGGAAATACAGGATGCTAGGGGATATTCGTGCCCTACTCGATGCACATCCTACGACATGGCTGGAGCCCGAGTGGGGGTTTCCCAAGGGTCGGCGCAATGTCAATGAATCCGATCTAGCCGGTGCCATTCGGGAGTTCAAGGAGGAGACCAATCTGCGCGACAATCAGTTCCAGATTCTCCAGAACGTATTGCCTCTCGTGGAGTCCTTTCGGGGTAGCAATCAGATCCAGTACTGCCACAAGTACTATCTGGCCACCTGTCCCTTTGACACAAAAGTGGCCGTAAGTCACGAGAATCCGCATATGAGTCGGGAGATCGGGAACATCGGTTGGTTCTCCTTTGAGGCGGCCATGGCCAAACTCCGTCCGCCTGAAAAGCGCGAGATTCTGGCCAAGGCCTCTCTTGCATTAAAAGACTATGTGCCGATTCAGATCTGATTAAATTATATAGATCACGGATAGAGTATGTCGAAGGACTTTGCAGCCTCCGTGAAGGGAGCCGTGGACGAGGAGCTGTTGGAGCAATGGAATACGGAAACGGATTCGGCAAAACGGGATATTCTATTGGCCAGGATGCAAGAGGAAGGGCTGTTTCCGGCCGATTTCATGAAACAGTGGGAGGATGACACGGGCGCCTATCCAAGCCAGGATCCCGATCTCCAGGATCCCCTCTATCTGCAGAAGCTCTTGGCCAAGCGGGAGTTCGCGGAGTCCCTGCAGCCCAAATGGACGCCTGGAAGCGATCCGTGCGGCGATGTGAATAAGTTCGAGGTCACGCCTGTGCAGCGTTTCGCCGCCAATCTGATGAGCCCTCGCAGCCCCTATATGTCGGCGTTGCTGTATCACGGCGTCGGTGTTGGCAAGACCTGCGCCGCCGTGCAGATTGCGGAGGCCTGGCTCCATGCCTATCCGAAAGACAAGGTGTTCTTGATTGCGCCGCCGACCATTCAGGAGGGATTCTATTCCACCATCTTTGACGTAAATCGTCTTACCCTCGGTACCACGGAAACAGAGCCTAACTCTGCCATTGGCTGTACCGGCACCACCTATATGGAACTGACAGGGACGATGATGGATCGCGACAAGGCGCGGATCGAACGGCGTGTTCGCAAAGCGATTAAACAGCGCTACACCGTCAGCGGCTATTTGCAGTTCGCCTATTATGTTCGGGATCTCTTGGCGAATATTGACGAGGACTTGAGTGAGGAGGAGCGGGACGAGGAGGAGCGCCGCATTCTGAGCCGTAAGTTCAGCGGAAAACTCTTGATTGTGGACGAAGCCCACAATCTGCGCGACGAGCGCGGGCGTACCGAGGAGGCATCTGATATGCCAGGCGGCGCCAAGGCCAAGGGGGACATGGCCGGCGGCAAGCTCATGACGCCATTTCTGCGCAAAGTTCTCAAGTATGCCCATGGTCTCAAGCTCGTGCTTCTAACGGCCACGCCCATGTACAACAGCTACTTGGAGATCGTGTTTATGTTAAACTTACTGCTGCGGAACGACAAAAAAGCCGAGATCATCGACACCGATATTTTTGACAAGGATACCGGTGTCATCCATGAGAAGGGCATGGTGCGCCTGGGCTCCTTGGCCAGTCGCTATGTGAGTTTCATGCGCGGAGAGGATCCCAGGAGTTTCCCCATTCGCTTAAATCCTGAAGGCGTGGACACACTGGACTCCTATCCGTCTGCCAATCCTCGCGGCACCTCTTTAAAGGGGAAGTCACTTGTCTTTAAGGATCATTTGCCCTTGGTGCCCATTCCCTTAGAGGGGGATGCCCTCGCCGCCTCCCTTGCATTATTGGAGGACTTGAAGGAGGGGGAGGGCGGTATCAGCAATATTGAGCTGGATAAGATTCTCCAGGCGGGGAACTTTATTCCGCCGGCGGTTGCGGGCTCCAACGAAGAGGACTACAAGGATCGTATGGAGCCCGATGCTCTGGAGCGGATTCTGGAGCGTGTGCCAGGAAAGGAGATCACCTATAGGGAAGTGGAGAAGGGCGGGGCAGGTTTTTTGAAGCGTGCGTCGATCGGTACGTACGCGCCCAAGTTCGCATTCCTATTGGATCGTCTGGCGACCTGCGAAGGGGTCGCCTTTCTCTACATGCGCGCCGTGAACCTGGGAGCTCTGCCCTTGGCGCTCTGCCTGGAAGCGAACGGGTATACGCTGTTCGGACGCAGCCAGGGGTTCCTGGCCGACGGTGTTCAGGATGGACTCGGACGGCAATGTGCAATGTGCAGCGCTCGGGAGGCGAATCACGGCGGCCGAAAGCACGAATTTACACCGGCCTTCTACGGGCTTCTGACCGGCGATGAGCAGCTTACGCCGAAGAACCGGGAAACCATTGCAGGGGAACGGCAACTCGGCAATGCATCGGGGGCACTCATGAAGGTCATTATCGGCTCTCAGATTGCCGGCGAGGGCGTGGACTTGCGGTTTGTCCGTGAAGTCCATGTAATGGACAGCTGGTACCACTTGAACAAGACAGAACAGGTCATTGGGCGCGCCATTCGTTTCTGCAGTCATTCGGCACTCCCCGTGAACAAGCGGAATTCCACGATCTATCTGTACTGCGCTGTCTTTCCCGAAGAAGAATCAGACCGAGAGACGGCGGAACTCTACAACTACAGGGTCTCCTTTCAGAAGGCCGTTCTCGTCGGCAATGTCACGAGGGCGCTCAAGATCCATGCAATCGACTGCAATCTGAATCACGATGCCATTCTGATCCAGGGACAGGACGCCGTGGAGCAGGTCGACAGTCAACGAGCCATTCGACCCGATGTCGATATTAATGACAAGCCGTTCACGGCCATCTGTGACTGGAACGGCAGTTGTGAATACGCATGTGGCACCCCGATTGAAATCAAGATCAAGGGCTCCGATGACACCACCTATAGCGAGTTCGCCGCAAACTGGCGAATAGCATCCCTCAAACAGCAGTTCCGAGATCTCTTTGCGAAGCAGCCGTTCTATGAGTTCACGACCCTTTGGACGGATATCTTCGAAGACGTGCCCGCGGCTGCCCGCACAGAACTCTTTGCCTCGGTGGTGGACAACAAGATGTTCCAGGTCAGTTACAATGGCATCCAGGGCTATGTGAAGTACTGCAACGGCTATTATGTCTTTCAGCCAAATGTCTATGCAGATCTGCACATTCCCATGTCGGTGCGCGCCAGTGATTTTCCTGTTCGTCGAGATCACTTTGAGCCGAGTGAGGTGGCGATGGAGCCCATTCGACCGTCCGCCAAGCCCGTTGCAGGGCGTTTTACGCTTCTGGAGATATGGAATAGCATTCTTGAATGGCAGAGTCGTATCTCCTCCAAGGCGCCCTTTCCAGAACGAACCGCGGCCATGCGATACCGGATTGAAGTGTCCTCCAATCGTGAACCCTTGGCCATCAAGAAGTACAACGATGTGATTCAGATATTTGAGTGGTTTCACGGTGCCTATGTTCGAAGTGGTGGAGACGGTGCCACGGTTCGCCAAACAATCCTGGAATTTATTTGGGACAACTGGTTCTCCACGCAAGAACAGGTGCAGCTCTTGAATGCCAAGGGGGGGATGGATCTTGTAAAAGATGAAATCGTGTCCTTGGGCAAAACGCAGGTCATCCGTCTTTTTAATGCGGGAGATGGCAACCTAGTCTATCTATGCAATTCGGCATTGTGTGCCACGTCCATTATCAAGGATATCAAAAAACGATTTGAGAAGGGCTTGGAAGCCGAGTTTACGGCACAGGAGGGGGAGTGGAAGACGGGGGAGCTCTATGGATTTATGTCGACCCATTCGGGGGATATTGTCTTTAAGCTCAATTCGGCGCCCATTCCAGGATCGGACAAGAAACTGAAAGGGGAGATGTGTGCGGTGAAGAGCGGCATTTTAGATAAACATACGAATCTGTTACGTCTGGGACGTGTTCTGCAGAAACTGGGAAAACCGAATATTGAACTGACACGAGATATCGTAGTGCTAGGAGAACACGCCATTGAGAATCCGGTGCGTGCCTGCACACTCCTTGAACTTGTACTGCGCTCCATGGACATTGATCGCATTCAAGAACGGCGCTGGTTCTATCGGCCGGTCACGGCGGCCTTGCTGGGGCATGGGGGGTACTTTAAGAAGGGGAGCAAACAGCCGGCGTTTGTAATTGGCGTGGAGCCAGAGGCCGTTGAAGAAGGAATTGAAGAAGAGGAAGAGGAAAAGGAAGAGGAAGAGAAAGAGGTCGTGGTGGTTGAAGAACCAAAGCCGGCTAAGAAACTATTAAAACGAGTTACGGTGGACGAAGAGGATGCGCCGGTTCGAAAGTTGGTACGGAAATCAGCGGCGACCCCTTCCGCAAAGGCATCGGCTTCAGCAGCAGCATCGGCAGCAGCATCAGCAAAAACAGAGGCGGCACCCTCTGCCGTAAAAAGCCCTCGGCGTTTACGACGGGCATCGCCGCCATAGAACTAATCTTTGGTTCTAACCCCTGGGAGAAAATGCATAAGCGATGCCCGCCCAAAGGGCGGGCATCCATTATTTATCCCCCAGAGCTGGGCGCGGAGCCCAGCTCTCTCTAAATTTGATAAACTCTACCTAAACAACAGGTGCACAACAGAACCATGGAATCGACCGTCTTCTTTGAAAAGAAGCTCAGTCTGACGCCGAAGAATATCAATAAAATCGGAAAAACCGCCACGATACCCGACATTCTGACAGAAAAGCTACGAGAGTCTCTGGAGAACAAGTGTTCCGAGCACGGCTTTGTTCTTCCCGGATCGCTCAAGCTCGTCTCCCGTTCCATGGGGCACTTTGAGAATGGACGATTCACGGGGGATGCCGTCTATCATGTGAAGGCGGAAGGACGTGTGATTCTGCCAGCCGATGGAATCCGTGTCGTCGGTACGGTGCTTCGTAAGAATCGCTTGGGCTTGTATGTCACCTATAGGAATGCGCTGCGAATTCAGGTACCGCGTGATCTGCATTTGGGCAATGAGGAGTTTGAGGCCGTTGAGATCGGGGATGCGGTCGAAGTCGAGCTCAAGATGTCGCTCTTTCAGATCAATGACGAGTTTATCCTGACCAATGGGCTCTTTCTTGGGAAGCGGGAGGCTGCCGATGCAGACGTGCCGGTTCTGGCAGACGAAGGCAAGGAGGAGGCAGACGAAGGTGAAGGCAAGGAAGAAGAGGAAACCAAGAAGGAGGAAACCAAGAAGGAGGAAACCAAGAAGGAAGAGGAAGAGGAAGAGGGGGGCGAAGAAGAGGAGGAAGAGGAGGAAGAGGTGGAGTCAACTGAAAAAAAAAACACCACAAAAGCACCCTAATGGCACCTATTCTAACAAACCAGGTCGCCCTCTATAAATCCATTGGACAGCCCGTCACAGATCGCCTCTACCTCTTCGACGTGGATGGCACGCTGGTCACCTCCAAATCGGGTCGTTTGTGGGCACAGGACGAAAAAGACTGGATCTTTCTCGGAGATATCCCTGGCACACTGGATCGTCTGCACAAAGAGGGGTGGACTGTCGCCCTGGTCTCGAATCAAGGCACCTGGTCTGCGTCATCCGATGCCTCCAATAAATTCATGTCCATTCTGAATGCCCTCTACGAGGCGAACGGCTGGACGCCCTGGTGTCTTGTGGCTATTGACAAGAAAGACAAGGTGTATCGCAAGCCGGGTCGCGGCTTGTACGATCTCTTGCTGAAAGAGATTGCCAGTCCAGTCAAAGAAGTCCGCATGTGCGGTGACGCTGTAGGCATCACAGACTCCTATCTGCCCTATCAGTGGTCGGACGTGGACAGCGGCTTCGCCAAGGCCATCGCCGCCCCCTTTGTGCGACCCGTGGATCTGTTCGGTCACTCCGAGCCCGTCAAACCGGCCACCCGTCAAGAACTCGTGTTGCTCATGGGCAATCCTGGATCCGGCAAATCGACCACCGCCGCTGCCCTCGCCGCAAAGGGCTATGTCCATGTGGAACAGGATCTGACAAAAACAAAGGAGGCCTCCTTGAAAGCGGCAAAAGCCGCCCTGAAAACGGGCAAATCGGTGATCATCGACGCCACACACGGCTCCGAGACAAATCGCCAACCCTATCAGTCGCTAGGGGTTCCTGTGCGAATCCTGTGGCACATTCGGGATGGGCGACCTTTTAACAAGGGAAGAGCGAAGCCGGTGCCGGCCGTGGCCTATGCCATCTATACAAAGTACTTTGTGGAACCGATAGGTGCAGAACTTGTCTTCTAATCGCGTTTCAATCTGACCCCTTTCAGTACCTACGGAATTAGAGTGAATGGCCTACGAGGAGCGCAAAGCCTTTTTCGAGCATCTGAAGATCCTCGTCAAATCCGAATACGAAGAGGTCTTTCGTATCCTAAAGAAATACAATGAGTCCTACACCGAGAACAGCAACGGTATCTTTTTTGATATTAATCTGGTGAAAGAGGAGACCTTCGGGCAACTGAAAGAGTATATGCAGTTCTGTCTGGAGAACCGGCGCTTGGAGGAGGGGCGCTCCAAGCAACTGGCGAATCTGAGCGCGGAAACGAATCAGTATTTGGCCACGGGGTATGTCTCGGACTAGGGTGGGGGAGGCGGGTCTGGCCACCGAAGGTGGCCAGACCCGATGTTCCCCACTTATAGAATCCGCGCATCTTATCTATAAGGATGTCCAGTCAACAAAAAACCTATCAAAATGTCAGCATTGCACAGCTCCTCGAGTGGAGCCAAAAGAATCCCAATCGAGGCCACGAACTGCCCCCGATTCAGATTCAAGCCGCGGCAACCGAAGACCACGGATCCTCTCTCAAGGGGATGTATCTGCCCACCTATTCCGCCATTCCTGTGTCAAATCCCATCGGAATCTTTGCCTGGATTCGCGATCCCATGTTTGCCGATGCGTCGGCCTCCGTCAAAAACACGATTATTCGCGATCTCGTCACGAAGCTCCAAACGGACTGCGAGACGCTCGCCGGCAGCCGGTTCGCCCGCAAACGCCGGCGGATCATTGACGGCATCGGTGCCGTCTTCCACGGATTACCCCCTCTGAAAGATGAGGAGTTTCGCGATGTGCTGTGTGCCTGCGCCCATCTGTCACAGATCAATCTGGTCTTTGTTCGAGATGCAACGCAGCTCGAAGAAAATGCAGAGACGAAGGTCGAGGAGTTCGGGCATGCCAAGGGCTCCGTCTCCTTTTCGTCCAATCCGAGCAGCTGGTCACGTGAGACGCCGATCTGGCTAATCGACTCACATGGTCGTTGGCTCGCCTCTCCAGTCGATGATACGCCCTTTGCGACCCTCTTTCTGCACTGGCTCGATGAGATGGGCTCCAACGGCTGGATCATTGAGTGGCCGCAGGTCGATGCCACGAAGGACTATATTGTGGAGGAGCTGAAGCGTCATCCGACCTGGAAGGCCTCGGATTCCAAACTTCTAAAAGGGGATTTGGCGATTCGGTTGGGACGGATTCAGGTCTTGCAGGCGTTTTCTACTGTCTAGGAATAAGGGGAGAAGGCCTGATTTGGCCTCCTTTCGATGGGGATACCGTTAAGAATAAGTAAGCTCCTGGCCAGGAGCTTACTTATTCTTAACACTAGTGCTTAGTATAAAATTACGCCCCCTGCAAATTGCAGGGGGCGTAATTTTATACTAAGCGGTATGAATCCGCCAATGTATTAAAGACAAACTTTTTGTGGCGCGCCATCTCTTCGGTTGTCTTTGTTCTCTCAGGCTTGTTCTTGTTTGGTGAAAAAGTAGAGGTCAATCAGCTCGTCGGCATTGGCATCATTATCGCCGGCTCCTTTTTAGTGTCGATGAACGGCGACGTCTGAGTTTGCGATATTTACGCGACTTTCTTTTTAAATATCGCCTGCCCCCTGTAGGAGGAATTGGATCACCGTTAGCAGGTGCAGATGCAGATGCAGATGCAGATACAGGTGCAGATACAGGTGCAGGTGCAGGTGCAGGTGGATACCTCCTAAATTCCGCTGCAAATCTAGCTCTAGCTGCTTCCGCACTAGCTGCATCTCTAGCGCGAGCTGCTGCTCGTTCCCCAGCGATTATATCTTTCTGTTTAAGGTGCTCACATACATATATGTAATCACTATTATTTAATTTTAGTGGTATCCAGCTCATGCCATCAAAATGGAAAATATTATTATTTTGAATTGTATTTATGCCTAGATCATTAGCCATCACATGTTGTATCTCCAGCGCCGCAGAGTTATAAGGCTCAAAATAATAGCTCTTTGGACGATTACCCGTAAAAAATAGCCCGAAATTTTTATTAAAGTCCTCGTTTTCAAAAATTTGTAAGAAGTGAAACTCACCCCAGGGGTCTATACTGGGCATATTATTTTTCCACCTAGAACTATAAGTATCATATTCCCAGCCATCTGTATATCCTAAAAATGTATGATTCGCGGCAAATTTAATATACGGATGCTCCCGATTTAATCTCCAAATGACGTCTCGATCGGGTATAATAACTGGACTCTCAAATCTTGCTTTATAGGCAGCTAGTAGCATTCTTTCTATATACCGTTAAGAATCTAATTACGCCCTCTCCGAAGGAGGGTGGGAAATTGGAATCGTAACACTATTAGGCGGTAATTATTAGAGATGCGTACGTGCAAGAAAGGCCTCATTCGACTGAAAGGGACTCGGAAGTGCGTCAAAGGGATCGGCAAGCTTCGCAAGGGAGGATTGGAGGGCTATCATGCAGCTCTGCCCTTGACCCAACGCCATACCATTCTTCAGAAAGCCGTTGCCAAGCACGGAGCGCTCAGCGTGTTCCGGAAATTAAACGCCATCTACGTGTACAACAAGATCCGCGCCCCCACAACGGGCGCCACCTTCTTGGCTGATCGGAACTGGGTTCGGCGCACTTTCATGTAAGAAAAATTTGATCACATGATCTATACAATAGGCTGCAATCACCTATTGCATAGGTCTATCCAAACTTAAGGTTTCTCTTCCCTCTTAACTAGAGACTTCGCCATGGAACTTGCGAAACCAGAAATTGCACAAATGAAAAAGCTCGTGGCAGACTGGCTTGCCCATGATACGCCAGGTGCGGAAATGGAGCTGGAGGCCGTCTTTGGCGAAGAGGGAGTCGTGGATGCCACGACCTTCTTGAATGTCGCCCAGCGCCTCCAAACCAAGGGCTACGAGCCGCAGCCCCAGGACGATCGTCTCTCGATCCTGTTGCAGAACGGCCTCCGCGTGTCGCTCGAAGGGGAGGATGTACTTCCCTCGCTCCAGGCCTATTGCCGCGACGATTCGCTGGAGGGCAAGGAGTTCAGCATTATGAGCAAGAGCCGCCGCACTGAGGATAGCGTATTGACAATTGAGTCCTACAACTTCTATCTGAAGAACCGCGTAGAGGAGATTATTGGCGCGGCCGATCCGAGAACCGCCGAAACTCTGGAGAACTGGATCAACAAGCCGAAGGCCTTTCGTCTCATTCGCCGCTGGATGTTTAAGGGCAACGGCATGCGCATCGACATGTCCGTGGTGCGTTCCACGCCCTCCTTGAAGGGGAAATTCCTCTGGCAAAGGAAGTTCCAGGAGAACAATATCTTTCAGCAGCCCGTGCGCTATGAGATTGAGGTCGAGCTCATGCGATGCGAGGAGACGAAGACGCAGGAGGGCGCCCTCCAGTGTCTTGTCCGGGGCATCGGCGAGATTCTACGCGGCGTTCAGAAGAATACGTTCCTCATTGAAAAGGGTGTTGCAGAGGGCGTGCTACGCGATTATACGGCACTGAACCACTCCGCCTCCTTTCGCGGCGTGCCTCCCGTGACCTTGGAGGTGCGGAACATGATCAAGCGGGAAGAGGGTACCTTGGAGACGGCCGAGAGTTGCCCTTCCATTCGCGACAACTACAATGTGACGGAAAAGGCCGACGGGCTCCGCGTGCACTTGTACTGCAATCCCAAGGGTGAGCTCTTCCTCATCGACATGGGCATGACGGTCTACAAGACCGGATTCAAGAATGCCAAGTGTGCCGATGCCCTGTTGGACGGAGAGTGGGTGACGCGGGACAAGGAGAACAAGGCGATTCAGCAGCTCCTTGTCTTTGACATCTATTACATGGACAAGGAGGACGTAAGCCAGCTGCCGTTCCATGTGGAGGGGCTGGAGGGTGCCGAACCTGTGCCGAGCCGTTTCCTGAAGCTGCAGGAGTGGATGGCGGATTGGCGCTCAGCACCGCCCGAACGAACGGCGCGCACCATGACGGCCGCCACGGAGTTCAAGATCGACCTCAAGAAGTTCGTCTTTGCAAAGACCTCGAATCCGAATACGATCTTCATGGCCTGCAAGCAGGTACTCGATGCAGAATATCCCTATCACACGGATGGCCTCATCCTGACGCCGAATGCACTGGCTCTGCCCAAGAAATCGGGCGAGACCTTCTTAGCGCAGTTCAAGTGGAAGCCGGCCAAGGACAACACAATCGACTTCCTCGTGCGATTTGAAAAGGGAGCGGGGCTTGTCGGTGACAAGATCGAGATCAGCATCAACCCCGATACGGGCGAATCCGTTCGCTACAAGACAATGCGCTTGTACGTGAACTCCAAGAAGCATCTGGCGTACGAGGATCCACGTGAAACAGTGTTACAGGAACTCGACCTGCCCGTCCCCGAGTGGATTCTGCGAAAGCAGGAGAGGCGCAACCGAGAATTGGGGCGCAATGCGAGAACGGTTACGAAGTGGCAGGCCTCCTACTTCATTCCCGAAGACTATACTGATCGGATGGCCAATGTCTGCTATCTAAAGGTGGAGGAGGATGAGGAGAACGGGGACGCCGTCGTGCGCACGGTAGATTCCGAGGAGCCGATTCTGAACGACAACATCGTGGAAATGCGCTATGATCCGCGCGCAGCCCCTGGATGGAAGTGGATTCCCATGCGCATCCGCCATGACAAGACGGAGCGGTTTGCAAAGGCCGTTGCTATGAAAACGAGCATCAGTCGCACTCTGAATGCCGAGGGCACGGCCAATAGCATCTGGAACTCTATTCACAACCCGGTGACGGTCAGTATGATTACGACGGGATCGGACAAGCCCACCCAGGCCGAGCTTGCCCTGTACAGTCGCACAAAGAAGTACTACGATCGCCAGGCCTCCGAGGACGACTTGCGCCTTATTCGGGGACTTCGGGATTTCCACAACAAGTGGATCAAGAAGCGCCTTCTCTATGCGCCCGTTCTGGCACCCGGCGGCAAGCGTCTTCTCGACTTGTCTTGCGGTCAGGGCGGCGATCTCGACTTCTGGACGACGAACAAGGTCGACTTTGTGCTCGGGGTCGACCTGGATATCAACAATCTGCAGGATCCTGTGAACGGCATGTACCGCCGTTACATGAACTATCTGGTAAAGTACGGGCGCGACAAGATGCCTGTGATGGTCTTTGCCCAGGCCGATTCCTCGAAGCGGCTGATCGATGGCTCCGCATCGAATGATTCAGAAGACGCAGACATTCTGCGCTCTGTCTTTGCCAAGGAGCGCACTGCGGGTGAACAGCCGCCCCTTGTGAAGAATATGGCCGGCGGCAAGTTGCGAGACGGTGCCGACGTCGCAAGCTGCATGTTCACCCTCCACTACTTCTTCAAGGACATGCCGACGCTGGACGGCTTCCTCATCAATCTCCAGGAGACCGTCAAGGTCGGCGGCTACTTCATCGGCTGCTGCACGGACGGCGACCGTGTCTTTCAGTTGCTCAAGGATCACGCAGAAGGAGAAGCCGCCGTCGGCGTGGAGGACGATGTCACCATCTGGTCAATTCGCAAGGGCTATGATCAGGAGGAGCTGGTGGCAGACGAGACTTCCGTGGGCTTGCCGATTGATGTGGAGTTTCTAAGCATTGGCACGGAACAGCGCGAGTACCTGGTCTCCTTTGACTACTTTGTGAAGCGTATGGAAACCATTGGATTCAGCCTGGTGCCGAAGGGCGAGTTGCCAGGGGGCTTGCAGCACAGCACGAACCTCTTTGAGAATACCTACAAGTCTGTGCCGAATGGCGCAAAGGAGTACCCGATGTCCGAGGTAGTACAGCAGTTCTCGTTTCTGAGCCGCTGGTTTATCTTCAAGCGACGCGGAGAATTGACAACGGCAGAGAGCGCCGCGGAAGTTGTTGTGGAAGCAGAAAGTAAGGAAGCAGAGGAAGAGGTAGAGGTAGAGGAGAAGGCAGAGGCAAAGATCGGGGTGGTTATAACGAAGGAAGCGGCTCTTCCTCTGCCCGACCACACCTTTGAACCGGCCGAAGTCTTCCAGTTCGGTGCTGAAGTCGGACTTCGCGATACACTCAAAGTGGGTGACGATCGGATCCACAAGATATTGGCGCCCTACTGGCCATTCCCTATTGCGGACGAAGAGGATGGAACTCTCTATCCGTCCGTAGAACACTATTACAACGCCATGATGCTAAAGCACGGTGCCAAGAACCCAGATCTCGCACTGACGCTTCTGTCCACTGAAAAGGGTTCGATTCATCGTATTGCCGTCCGCGAAATGCAGAAGCAGAAAGTCGAGGGCGATGTGACCTCCAAAGACAAGCGAGGAAAGCAGATTGCGATTCTGTTGCAGGAGCTGGTGGACATTAAGAATCAGATGAATCCGAGCACGTTGGCAAGTACAAACAAGGTTGTCATCGATGCGGCGGCCTGGGACAAGGTGAAGGACTATCATCTGCGCCGCGCCTTGAATGAGCGCTGGACAAAGGATAAGATGTTCCGCCAAATAGTGGAGAAGGCGCGCCTAGAAAAGAAGTATCTGCTGTATTATGTTACAAAGAAGGTGGGGGATCCAACGGGAGAACTGACGGGTCGCTTGAGTGGTTCAGGTCGTATTGAGGGAGAGAACAAGGTGGGGAAGCTCATCATGGAACTTGCGAACTTTGTCTTCTGAGGAGGTGGCCTAAACTCTATTTTAGTTAGAAGGGAAATGGAACAGACGAAGAGCGATTCTATCGTTGCCGCTGTCATCGCCAAGTTTCAACAGCGTTCTGCACTCGGCATTGCAAAATATGGCGTAACGCTTGATCGCACGGATCTCAAGCCTCTGGATTGGATCCAACATGCCCAAGAGGAACTCATGGACGGAATCCTCTATCTTGAAAAGCTGAAGCAAGAACTCCAGTCTAAATAAAAAACCCCCTATCCATCTAATGTCGAACCTCGCAATCAAGAACGCTCATCCAAGGGACGCTTTCATTTCCTTCGATGAACCAAGCCATATCTATACCGTGAACGGCTCCTCTAAAGGGGTTCTTTCGGTCACCAAGTTTTTAGGAACCTTTCATCCCAAGTTCGATGCCGACAAGGTCATTCGGAATATGAAGGGGAGTCCGAAGTGGCCTACGAGCCAGTATTTTGGAATGACCGATGCGGCCATCAAGAAGCAGTGGAATGACAATGGCAATCAAGCATCCGGTGCCGGCACTCAACTCCATTTGGCCATTGAGCAGTTCCTGGATGCGAACCAAGCTCCTCCTTCCGAAGTAGCCGAGTCCAAAGAGTGGTCGTACTTTCAACAGTTCTGGGCAAAGCATGAGCCTGAGTTGGAGCCCTATCGACTAGAATGGCCGGTCTACATTGCAGAACGAAAACTGGCCGGTTGTATTGATGCCGTATTTAGACGCAAAACAGACGGAGCCTTTTTTATCTATGACTGGAAACGGTGCAAGAAGATCGAGACGGAGAACCGGTTTGAGTCCTGTCTAGAACCGGTGGATCATCTTCCCAATACGAATTACTGGCACTATACGCTTCAACTCAATACCTATCGGTATATTCTGGAACGGTTCTATGGAATCCCGATTCAAGATATGTTCTTGATTGTGATGCACCCTGACAATGCTACGTATGTGAAGAAGCGACTCAATCGGATGGACGAAGAGGTAGAGGCAATGCTCAGTCGTTTAGGTTAAGGAGTTTGCGAGCCTTGGTCTTCTTTGTACTGGCAGAGGCAACTACAGAAGGTTTTGGAGCTGCAACAGATGGCTTAGGTGCAACCACTTCTAGTGGGGATGCCGATGGCTTAGATGCTGATGGCTTAGATGCCGATGGCTTGGGCGCAACCACTTCTAGTGGAGATGCCGATGGCTTAGATGCAGATGCCTTGGGCGCAACCACTTCTAGTGGAGATGCCGATGGCTTAGATGCAGATGCCTTGGGCGCAACCACTTCTAGTGGAGATGCTGATGGCTTAGGTTCAGATGCCTTGGGTGCTGATGCCTTGGGTGCAGATAGCTTGGGTGCAACCACGATAGGCGGAGGAACTACTTTCGATGGCTCAGGGGCAGGAGGAGCTACTACAGGTGGCTCAGGAGCTACTACAGATGGCTCAATGGCAGGAGGAGCTACGACAGATGGCTCGGGAGCTACGACAGATGGCTCAGGTACAGGAGAAGCTACGACAGATGGCTCGGGAGCTACAACAGATGGCTCAGGTACAGGAGGAGCTACAACAGATGGCTCAGGTACAGGAGGAGCTACCGCAGGAGGGACTACCACGGGAGGGGCTGCCTCTTCTACAGGGGGGACTACTGCGACTCCCTCTTCTACAGGGGGGACTGCTACAGATGGCTCTTTCACAACCGAAGGCGGCGCTTCTGCAATATCCAACGAGGCAGCCACGGGAGCTCCTTGAATACCCGAAGAGGCAGCTGATGGCAATGACCGAATGGCTTGTAGTGGAGAATTTGCAATTGGCGAGAGAACTCTTCGTACAAGCTTCCTGGAGGCAGGGACTGCTGCTGTCTTTGCTGCAACTACCTTTGCTGCACTTGCCTTCACATTCGCCTTCACATTCGTACCAAAGCTCACCGATCGCCGCAACGTCCTCGGCGCCTTCACGGCCGCTGCAATCCAGGCCTCCTTCAGTCGTCGAGTAAAGGAGTTCACAGAGACGGTGGAGCCAGCCGCATCTTCTGTAAGAACAGAGATTCCATCCGATCGATAGACAAGAACTAGAACGGCCTCTTGTTCTCCACGCGGCCGAAAGAACTTCACCGTTCCTTCCATCAAATTAATCGCCCCAATGGGCTTCTCACTCTCCTTCACATAGGCCTGCAATGCCTTGTCGGATAAAATAGGATCGTTTGCTGCCATTCCAAGGTCTTCAGCGCTCATTTCCAACAGGGTCTCCACATTCACTTTTCGTACCTGATAGGGGTGTTTGCCCACAATCGCCACCAGATCGTCCTCCTCCCCCTCTTCCTCTTCCTCAGTACCTTCTTGCGCCATCTCTTCATAAAAGAGCGCCGTCTCCTTGTCCGCCCCCATCCAGTCAAGACGAAGCAGATTCAGCCAGCTGATGCCACGTTCTGGAATGATATACTGGTCACCGTCCCGAATCGGCTCCGCCAAGGAGCTCATATGGCGAACCCCTTGGCTCATGAGTTCTTGGCGGCGGTTCGGAAACCGAATGAGCTCGTCAATGACGCGACGGCTAAAGAGGATCCGCGTATTGACCACACGATCGGTGCCAATCTCCGACTCCTCGTCCACATGGAGTGCACAGGTCTTGGACTCCGAGCGCCAGACACACGGCTCCGAGCAGCTGCTCTCTCCCAGAACACGGCAGTCCTTGCGTAGAAAACCAGCCGGCATGTCCCAGGCCTTGTCATCGGGTGCCATCCAGCTCAACCAGCCGTCCTCCGATCCTCGTATAAAATTACCACACAGAATCTCCAGTCGCTTGCGTTTCTCGAACTCAGGCAACTTGGAGAACACAATGCGCTCGATATCCTTGCGCACCACGGGTCCCGCATCCTTCGCCAGCCAGTTGGAGACCATGAACCGAAAATACTGATAGAGTTCATCAAGCTTTTTGCTGCTAGAATCCTTAATTTCCGGTTCACCACACGGCTTTGCAAGTTCTCGGTTAATATCCCATTCAATGACCTTGGCCGGCTTCCGTTCATAGGCACTCAGATCGGTGCCCTTGGTCTCTCGATCCGACGGTACCAGAATCTTGTTCTCCAACTGAATGCCCGCAACATACTCTTTGCCAGACTTGCTAATTCGCGTGGACACATGCTTTACCGCATAGCCCGGGTACAACGGAAAGGTGGTGGCGATATGATCGGTATAGAATGCAATGAGCTGCTCCACAGGGACTTTGTCAAAGTCGTTCAGGTCGAGCACGAGCTGCTCATTGAGGGGTAAACGCCCGTCGTCCACGATCGGCACAGGAATCCAGGGCGCATCCTCGTCAGCCGACTGGGGATAGAGCACCATGACGGCGTGATTGTAGGAATCGCGCACCAAGCCGCTTGTATACACCTCCTTTCCGTCGATCTGAATGGGTGTCGTGAGTGCCACGGACAGCGGGATCAGTGCCATGGGATTGATGCCCGTCTGGGGTGTATAGAGAGATCGGTATGTGCTCTTGCACTGGTTCATATACTCCTGAACACGATCCTGAACGATGCGCGGCCACATCTTGCGATCGGCATACTTCCAGCGGATTCGATAGTCGTGTGCCGCCACATCTCCTCCCTCGGGCGGCTCATTCTTAGTATACACAATCAGTTCATAATACCCCTGGTGATCACGCCAGACAAAGGCAAAGTCATTCCGTTTGTGATGATCCGAGGAGAATCCATAGGGGCCACACTTGACCCGAACGGCCTCCTCGGAGCCCGGTGCCCATTCCAGCACTACAACTTGGAGGCCACGTTTAATGTTGGAGGTCAACAGACCCGGTTCCGTCAGGAACGATGTGAAATGCCGCAGATCCTTTCGCTTGCTCGTGTCCTTCATAAAGGCCAGGAATCGATTATAGGACTTAAAGATACGATTGACGGCAAACTGGTTGTCCTCGGTCACGGTGACATGCAGATTCTTTTTTGCCCATTGGACATGGACATTCGTGGCCTTTGTGTCACTCGGCAGATCCGCAAGATTGCGATTGTCACGGAGAACACCCAGATCGGGATCGGACGGTACATAGAACTCGTTGACCAGGTTGCCAAAATTTGCATTGACGAAGTTCTGGACACCGTTGGGACCCGTGACACACTTCAAGAGCAATTCGCGAACATCTTCGATGGAGTTCTTGTAGAGAAGGGGCGCCAAGACGCCCAGGAGACTCTCGGTGGGCTTGGGAGGGTGGCCGCACGAAGAGGAGAGAAGACCGACCTGGGTGGCCATGCGCAGAAATCCTGCACTGGACGCCTTGAGTTCCTGGCGAATGCCGCCTAATCGCTTAATGAAGGAATCCGATTTCTGGGCAAAATAGGCATCAAAGGCCGTGGGCAGAATACCAAATTTACCTGGCTCCAACGGGTGTTTCACAGCATCCACAATGTACTCTTTCCAGAGGTTCTCGAATTTGAGGGTGTAGTTCACCGTGCTCTTGTAGGCCGTGGCCTCCGTCAGATCCGAACGAATGATCTCGGCACGACTGCGTTCTGCAACGACTTCCGCGACCTCGGCAGACGCGGCTGAGACCTCTTCCACGGGAAGCGTAATGACCTCATCACTCCTCTTCACAATCGTGCGAAGCCGTTCAAAGTCAGGTGCCATGACACGAAGTGTCTTCTTATTAATGTGGCAGCAGGGCAGTGAATACCGATCGGGATGATGCGATGTCTTGGTAAATCCGATAAAGAGGGGTGCCGATTCGCCCTCCTTTTTCGGCTCTCTGCGAAAGACGGTGGCATTGAGAACCGCCTTGGAGCTCAGGATCTCGGTACCCCCGCAGAACGGACAGGTGTGTTTCTCCTTGGGCGTTGTCCCATCCCGTTCAAACTCGCTGTCAAAGTCCTCTTCCAAGATCATGATCTCATCCTGCAAACAGAAGAGCTCAGGGCAGAAGAAGTAGTTCTCTTTCATGCCCGAGCCATACCGAGACACCACAATCTCTTTGGCTTCCTCCAGAATGCTGCCGACGCCCGCCATTGGCTCCTTCTGTCCCCGTTCCAACGGATAGAGATTGAAGAAGAGACTGCCGGCATCGACTTCGGGCTGGTATTCGGCCACCATTTTCCGGTACTGGTCGGGCTCCAGAACGGAGGGCATCTTGTCATCCTGCGCCTGACAGGATCGACTGTACTGCGTATCTTTGATGGTGGGCGTGTAGCCAAAGAGATCGAAATCCACCGCTTTCAGTTTCTTAATAAACCACATGGTCGGATTGATCATAGCCTCCCCGATGGGTTTCTCCTTGACGGATGCTTTTGTTCGTGATTTACTAGGGGCTACTTCCTCTTCTTCCTCGCGCATGAAACTGCGAAGACGGGATTTGGGGACTGCTGCTGCTGCTGCTTCTGCTTCTGCTTCTGCTTCTTCGCCCTCGTCAGCCTCTTCCTTTCGCAAGCCCCGCTCTTTTGCCAGAGTGGTCTCCTCGACTTTGGCAGCAAGAGCGGCCAGAGAAGCGGCTCCCTGCTCACTCGTCGTAAACCGATCCTCCTCTTCCGAGAACAGGAGCGCCAACAACGTATAGATGCGCTGAAAGACCCGATAGGAGTCGATCCGATGCACGTGAAACGTATAGAATGGATGCTGAGGATAGACATGGATGTCAATTCCTGGATTAAAGGACTCCATAAATTCATTCTCTTCAGGAACGGTCACGGTCAGTGTGCCCTTCTGTTCGAGCCAGTTGTCAATAATGCGCCCGCCGTCCAATGCACTCAGTTGGAACTCCTCCTGGAGCGCCGCCAGCATCTCCCTGCTTAATGCATCTCCCTCGAGCTTCTTGCTCATCGAATACTGTGTTAAGAACGCAAAGAGATTGTCTTCGGAGGCAAATTGACTAATGGCCTTGTAGCGAAGGGAGATCAGACTGGGCTGATCCTTGAGGGGCGCAATCTCCTGGAAAAAGGTGCTGAAGAACGGAAGGCGCTTTTTCAGAATGGCCTTGGTAAATTTGGGTGACTTGGTATCGGTCTCCAATTGAAATATCAAGGAGGCCTCGCCGATCTCAAAGTCTCCCGTACTGAGCGGGAGATCCTTGAACACGGAGTCCAGAATGGTTGAAAAGTGACGAAAATGGAAGGTCGGCTCCAACTTCTTCATATGTTTGGGCGGCTGCACGAGGATATCTGCCGTGCCGTCATGGAAGATACGCAATGTCCCATAGATCGGGCAGACCGTGCCCACGCTTTCCGTATGGACATACTTGATCATAAGGTAGTCCTTGCCAAGCGTAGGGCTTATCTCTTTTGCCCACTGCTGAATAATCTCGGGATTGTCGAGAGATGGAATAGGCAAGACCCCTTTCACAAGGACTTTCGAGATCGGCATGCCCTCGGCCGGCATGATCCGCATATAGGGGCGACTGTCCGTAACCTTTGTCTTGTAGAACAGCGTTTCGCAGTCTTCGAAGTCCTCGCTGGGATTCTGGAGCGCCAATCGTAACTGCTTTATTCCCGTCACTTTGAGTTCTGGCATCGGTACATTGGCTTCAATGAGTTTATTGATGCGATTCATATAGACGGCGCGTTTGCTCAGATAGGTCATGATCGTCTTACCAAATCGCTCATCCTCCTTAGAGGCCTTGTAGGGACCCTTCACGGAAATAGTGGGGAAATAGGGATAGAAGCGCTGATACCAGTCGGCATCCCCCATCGGCTGGGGGCCCTTATAGGCACGCAAAAGGCGGTGAAGAGGAAAGACTTGCAGCGTAGGGATCCCCTCGTCACCAAAGACATCTTCGATCGTGGTGCGCCCCCGTGAATTGGCGGCAGGACTTGGGACACCGCCGCCCCGCGTTACAAACTCCTTGACCGGTTCCCGCATGGCCAGACGAGGATCGGGCAAGTAGATCATACGACTGGCTCGCTGGGTTCCTTGGGGGTACCAGATGTACTCAAGTGGCAAGAAGACGTCCCCTTCGTATTCCATTCCGACGAAGAGGCAACTGGGGAGAAACTGCACATCGCCCTTGTATTCGAGGGAGATTGTACGCTTCAGAGTATCCAGTGTATCAAAGGGGAACAGTGTCAGTTCGAAGTCTTCGAATTCGTCTTCTCCCAGCCACATACGACAGGAAACCGGAGGCATGGATTCCTGTAAGCTGTCGATCAAGGTGGGATGGAGAAGTTGATTAATATCGGTCAGCATACCTCTAGTCTTAGAGTTGTAAAAAGAGCGCCTAAAAACTCATGACTGGTTTACTATAAAGTTGAAGATTCATCGACTCATACCTGCAATCAAGAGAATGATTCCCCATATCTGGCTGGATGCAAAGCATGTCTATCACAAAGGATCCTATCTGCATCCTGAACATCCGAACCGCATTCTTGCCATTCAAGAACGGATGCACGTATGGGATCCGAAGTCCTTTGTACTCCACGTATCCGATAAGGAACCGATCGGCTCTTTCTATGAGAAGGAATGGCAGATGTTGGACGGGGACACGTATAGGACAGAGGCGACCCCTCTTCTGTTGAAACGGGGACATGCGATGATTGAGGAGGCGGCTGCTGCAGTCGCGAAGGGTGCTACGAGTTGTGCCTATGTTCTTATTCGGCCGCCTGGACATCATGCGTCAAATACGAGTATTGGCGGATTCTGCCATCAGAACAATGCCTGGATTGCCGTACAAAAGTTGCGATTGCAAGGGTTGAAGCGCATTGCAATTCTAGATTGGGATGCGCATCATGGAGATGGAACGGAACAGTGCGTAAAGGAGGGCGGGTCACCGAATGTGTGGTTCTGCAGTATGCATGCCTTTGGCAGAGGCGTGTATCCAGGTACGGGAAAACGCCTGGCATCTCCGCAGATTCTGAATATTCCCTTTCCGATAGGTACGGATTCAGAACAGTATTTGGAAGAGTTCTATCAGACTACTCTGCCGTTTCTGGGAACACCTGATGCGCTGATCGTGAGTGCAGGGTATGATGGACACGAAAAGGATCCGATGCAACTTCTGCGATTGCAGGAGTCGACCTATACAGAGATGGCGGGGGCACTGAAAGGGATTGGATGTCCGATCCTGTTCTTGCTGGAGGGGGGATATCAGCCGGATGTGTTGGCGAGCTGCGTGGAGGCTACGCTGAAGCCTTGGTTAGTGCTTACATAACAAGGAAACTTTAACGGCGCTTGCGCTGTGTCTTCCTGCCCTTCCGTGCCTTCGTCCTTCGCGCCTTCGTCCTTCGTGCCTTCGTCCTCCGCGCCTTCGTCCTTCGCCTACGTCCCCCCTCCATCGGCTTATCCTCCAGGAATCGCCCGTAGTCCTGGGATCCTATTCCGCCCGAAAAGGTTGTATCTAGGCGTCCCGAGGCAAGTTGGCGAGCGCTCGGCTCCGACGGCGAATAGTCCATCGACTGTTCTGTCAAATTGAACACGGGCATACTCTACTACCCTGTTCGTTTTTATTAGGTGATCGTTCCTATTTGCATATTCGAACCATCTTTCTTGGGATCGTACCGTGGTGAATCGGTAATACTGACACCACAATAGGAGACCGGATGCGACTGGAAGTCCGTATACTTATAGATGCCATTCGCCTCCGCCTCTTGCAGAATCCAGCCAAAATTATTCCAGAAGTCGGGGCCATGCCCCACCGATTCGGTACAGACATGGCTAAGTTCATGGAGTGCCACAAATGTCATCACGTTATCGTTCACCAGCGACTCATTGCCGCCGGCGCGTTGCCGTAGACACAAGTGGATCTCTTCGCCCTTGTTCACCGAATAGGAGGTATGGGCGGCATCGGGCGTGGCCTCCAAGAACCGATTCGGATCATCCCGAAAGTTCTGACTAATCTGCTTCACCTGGAGTTTGTCGGGGTATTTCTGCGTTAAAATGCCACACAACTTGGAGATCTTAAGCCGTACAGAGGCCATCAGATTTGCAGCATCCTGTTTATCGGGCAGATCCCGCACAGTATAGGTGCGGCCATCCACTGTCGATTTTACAGGAATGAGTGGATAATTGGAGGAGAAAAGGGATCCAATCCAACTTGTTGTCTGTTTAAGGACATCTGTCATTGCAGTACTTACTAAGAGTGTGGTAAATTAACGGCTCGGCGGCTGCGTTGTATAAGGAGTTGCCATGGTAACAGGGGCGGCATCACGAAGCGGGTTGTCGGCTGATTCGGCCATTCCCGTCGCATTCAGACCCGGGCTATTCTGCTGGGATCCCTTGGCTTCCGTATTATTGTGGGTCGTCGGATAATCTACGCGCTTATTGATGCCCGTATAGTTTCCAAATCCATCGATCGACCGCTTTATAAGCACGTAGATGCAATAGCCTACCAGGATAATAACAGCGACACCAATACCGATTTGAAGAGGGGTTGCGTTTGTAAGGGAGAGCATGATTCTATTCTAGGTATTATTTTGTTACACAGAATAATACTAATAAGATGTAAATTGAAAACCCATTAAGAGCCGACTTCGAGAGGGCGGTGGCTGACGTCGGGGCCAATCGTGGACTGAAAGAAGATACTGACAGGGGTCTGGGGATTCGGGGGTTCGGAACGGAGCTGGAGGTTCGCATTGCGCAAGCTCTGGCCGACCGTATTCACGCCGATCAGGGCGCCGGCGGACAGGAAGTTCTTGCCCTTGAGGGAGCCGACGCCCATGGGGTTCTGCTGGGCATAGATGGTGTTCTGGTCAGCAGGGAGAAGCTCGATGGGCGTGAGCTGGTCACGGGGGTAGCAGCCTGCCGGTGCCTCTGCGGAGGCGAAGGCCGCGGGGCCCTCCATGGAGGCGAGGTCGGCGAAGCCCTCCTTGGATCCCGTACTCTTTGACCCGCTGCCGTTGCGGAAGCCGGCCACTGCAGGAGTCACAACGCCTTGTCCGCTGGTTCCCATCAGACCTGCCAAGGCAGTAGCTGCATTTGTATTCATAGCAGTGCCAGCGGCAGGGGTTGCTGTTGCTGTTGTTGCCATTGTGCCAGCTGTTCCTGCCGCCGGCTTTGCAGCAGCCTTTGCAGTGCCGGTAGCACCTGCGGCAGTTACCGCACCATTGGTGGTTGTATTCATTGCAGCAGGAGCAGTAGCAGCAGCACCAGCCGTCGCAGGAACCATTGGATCAAATGGATCATAGCGTGACAGAAGCCCGCCGAGCGTAGGATCCCGTTGATAGACCAGATATACAACTAATAGTGCTGCCACACCGATTGCAAAACTCTTTGTGAAAGCGGCACTGACCATTTGCTTCTATAAATGATGCCGACAGAAATATTATTCAGAATCCTGTTCTGAATCCGCTTCGGAATCACTATCATCGGAATCAGAGGGGGCTTGCCCATATTTCTCCAAATATTCCAGGTGGGTTCGGTTCGCTTTGTATTGCGCCAGCTTTGCCCGTAGGTTCGCTTCCTTCACCCGCTGCTTATCATAGATATGACGGATATTGGGGGGCTGCAGTTCAAGGACATTCTTGGAACTGTCCAGTTGCAATTCATCGATCTCCGTAGGTTGGAGTTCGCCCGTATCCTCCATGGCCGGAAGTGTGATGAGCACCTGTTCTTCAAGAGCATTCCAGAGGAGTCGGAAGCCTTTTGCCGTAATAATGAGTTCGACGGGTGTAAACGAATAGAGGGTGGCGGATGTGGCCGGTGCCTTCAATTCATGGGTCAAATGCTTGAGGATGGTCGGAGCCGAATAGGGCTTGGCAAAATAGGAGGAGCATGTCCGTAGGAACTCGGCCAGAAATTCATTGAGATAGGAGTCTGCCACTGTCTTTAATGCAACTGCCGGGAGAGCCTCGCTCGTGGATTTCCAAGCGGACGCCGCAGATACAAGAAACGAGTGATGGTGTTCAATGCCGGATGCCGTGGTGACCTTGGTGGTTACCGGCTTTTGGAAGGTGAACGCCATGATTCCTAGGAAGTAGACATTAAAAATAGCCGTGAGATGCACCGCACACGCCAAATTTCCTCTTACAACTAGATGAGCACCGATTCAAAAGACAAATTTAATACGATGATCCGTTCGTGGATTGATAAGTTTGCGCATGTACTACAAAGCACAGACACCCGTGAATTTATTCAGGTACTTGTCCTGGATCCGTTCTTAAAGCACATCATTGGCCAGATTTTTCCGTATATGCTCATTGCATTCTGCCTGTTCGGCGCAGTCTTCATTTTCGTGATTCTTATTTTCGTTCTTCTGTTATTCCGATCACCGGCTCCTATCCCCTGTCCCTTTTGTTCGGCCAAATAGTTCCACTTTTTTAATATCCCTCCTTCAGAAAAATGATTGGAGGTACCGATCCCGGAGCCTTAGGCCACAGTGTTCGCAGCTGGCTTCACTATGACCAACTCGCTTCCACGTTTTTTAAACAGTCCACGAAAGCACGGCAAGTCGCTGGAGAATTTGAGGCAAAGGTCATGGATCAGCTCGATCAGAGCCGTATGTCCAATGCTGTCATTCAAATCGGCGGCGGGCACTTAAATGTGATTGAAGAGAAAATACCCCGTTGTTTAACCTTACGGAGTATTGAGCAGCTGCTGCACGGCTATTACGGAAAAAAAGGCGCAGGGCGCGATGAGACGGAGGACATTATGAAGCATTTGCGCGCCAATCGGGGGTTTGACAAGAAGCGCCGGCTCAAAAAGACGCAGACGGGCGGGGCGTTGCCACAACCGCCTGAACTCTAAAGCATCTAAATACGGATCACTATGAACTAGTAGACAGATACCAGTTCATAGGAATGAATACAGAGTGGGGCACATTTCTTCGACGCCAACAGGAGGTACAGGGTGCTCCGCCCATTCGGGTCTGTGTCTGGGTGGAAACACTGCTTCACTTCGGCATTCTGCCCGAGCTCAGGATTCGAGGGTATACTGTATCCATCGATCAGCAGCAGTTGGCCACCTGCATACTCAATTATCTATTTCGCCACGAAAAGGACTTTGCGCAATCGAAACTTACGACCTATTGCTGCACACACGCAATCCATCATGAATCTTCTCTTGAAGAATACGAGTTCTATACGGAACGGGTTCCCGACTCCGTATGGCAGCAGCTCCGCACGGCCTTTGCCGCAGAATGGCTCGCAGACGAAGAGGAGTTTGCGGATCGTGTGTGGCGGCATTTGCCAGATATTCTATTTTCCCATATTGACCAAGAGGCCTCTCCTGCCTACGCGCAGTTCTGGGCTCTGAATGCGCCCATGGACGAAGAGGAGGAGAGCGAATAACAACGTTACCAACCCTTACTATTAAACGGCAGAAGTCCAATTAGATTCGAATTTGCCTTAAACTCCAGCTCAATCATCTTCTGTTTCAGTGCATTGGGGGTCAAGGGGGGCTGCATCCGTTCGTTTGTGATTTCGAGATCGTGATCGGTCTGTGAGGGTTTGTCGCCGTAGCAATTCACTCCGTAGCGAAGATCCGGATTGTCCATATGCCCCCCATTAATACCAACGTTGCCGCAGGCCATGCGCTCATCCGCAACGGAACTCTGCTGCAGTGCATCATAGGTGCTCTTCTGCGTAGGATAGACAGCCGCCTGCCCCTTAATCCAGCCATAATTGCACCAGTCAGCCCCCTGATCCCAGGCCTTCTTCACCTGGTCATAGGTGGCGAGTTCAGCACCGAGCGCCTTGCACAGGGGTTCCGCATCCGAATAGGTATATTTATTCGAATTGACATTGAAGACGGTCTTGCGCCCTCCCACCATCTGATTGACCGTATTCAACTCCTGTTCGTCTACAACGGGCGGCGGGGGAGGGGGGGGCGAAAAATAATTAGAAATATTTGTTTTCATAGTATCAAATGCATTTCCAATGGCTGTCCTATAGTATATAACAAGGGTTAGCAAGATAATAAGGACACCAATGCCAATAATGAGCGGCAGCATGACATAGAGAGAGGGAGCCGTAGAAGGGACTGCCGCCACGGATTCATTAATAGAGTCTGCAATGGGCTCGGTCACATTCTGCACAGATTTAAATGAATTCCCCATGCTATTTACCGCAGAAACAGCCGAATTCTTAATATTATTGGCAACGGTTGCTGCTCCATTCTTAATAGAATTGGCGGCAGTATTCATAGTATTTTTAATGTTGTTCGCAGTGTTCATCGCCACGTTTTTAATATTGGTACTTGCATTGATAACCGCCGTAGAATTTGGCAATTTGATATTGGGTGATTTCGGAGCAGCCGATGCAGCATTGGACATAGCCTCTACCGTTTAGCATTAAAATTAAAATTGATAGGAGCTTCTTTTACTAAGCTCCTATCAACATGAATCGTGTAAGCATGTGCGGACTTATGATCCTTGTTGCGGGGATTGTCACGATCGGTACCGCTTAGTATAAAATTAAGCCCCCCACCCATATTGGGTGGGGGGCTTAATTTTATACTAGCACTAGTGTTAAGATTCGAATTCGCCTCCTCCGTCGGAGGAGGCGTAATTAGATTCTTAACGGTATAGGAATTGCATTTGCGATACTACCTGCTATCGTCGGCGGGATCTTCCTCATTGGAACAGGTGGCTGTACGTATATCTTTGCCCAGGTACCCTAGTTTATACACCATCTTCCATGGTGCGATTGCCCCCGCGGGTGTTAATGAACTTGCGCTGCTGGGGGGTTGTGCAGATGCAGCCCATGTCGGACGAATAGGAGGCAGAGCAGCAGCCGGGCTTGGCCTGATTATCACGAAAGATAAAGAGGCTGTCGGGGCCGGGTACAAACTCGGGGCCCAGCAACGGCTCATCAGGATCCGTATAGCGCCAAGAGCTCACATTGTTGTCCGTACTAACACGCACGTCATCGAAAGAGCCAATGGCCTTGTACTGCTTGCCTGCACCGCCGGCATTTTCTAGGAAGTAGCTCGTGAACCCCTCCATGCCCCTGGGGCTCAAGGAGGAATAGACCATAACGAGATTTGCCACAAGGATGAGTACGAGACCTGTTAGTAAGAAGGCAGTCTTCATCGTATTCTGGAGTAGGGGAAGATTATTTCATCTGCGCCAATCGGCTTTTTACAAACGGATAGGTGGCCGCTAATCCGTCGATCCCCACCTCTGTAAAATCACGCAGCTCGACCATCTTGCCTTGGAGAGAGACCAGGAGTCGGCCTGAATCGGTGATGATATGGCGGCCGTGCAGGAGTTCCGTAGAATGTACGAATGTAGTTCGGCGAGCATAGGTTGCCGTAGTAATCTTTTGAATACAACTGGACATCCATCCAGGATGTCCGCGGCCGAATACGTGCCCCTCCACAATCCCTAGAACACGAGTCGACCGGTTATACGAGAGTTCAATCTCGTCCCCTATCCGTAGTTCCTGGAGCGGCTTCATTCCTTGGACAGTGGGCACCTGCATCGCAGGATCCATAAGACAGAAGGTATCAGGAGAAGCGCTGGGTAGTACGGTGCCCAGCTGTTTGGACACAAGACGATTCCATCCCTCTTGTCCCACCGTGTCATTGTCGTCGATCTCCTCCCAGTCGCGGAAGAGTAATACGCCCTTCTCAGAACGAAGAGGGATCGTCTGATTACTCGTGTTCAGACAGTACAAGACAGGGACTCTATAGATGAGTGGAGTGGCACGAGGATCTTCGGCCACGGAATGCCAGCCCTTATTCCCCTTCACCAAATGCGACCCGGATACCTGAATCCCCTCCAAGACGAAAAGGGGGGTATCGGTACCGTCCAGTGTCAAAATCCCTTCCACGGTCGCGCCGTTCTGAAGTCGATCCCCCAGTTTGATGGCATCTATGCGGCGTGTCTCCCCTGTGTCTAGAACAACCTCTGTCTCGGGCACAAAACAGAAGGGGCCTCGCCTTTCCTCCGCACCGCCCCCGCGACTGCCTCCCATACTCGAAATGGCATCGATAACAGGTATAATAACAAAGGGGATCAGCGGCCATAGAATGAAAAAGAGAATCACTATAATGGCAATCATGATATCCAAAATAATAAAGATGATCTTAATGGTTAAATTCATCATGTTCTGCATGGTTGAAATGAACGAGAGCCCGATAAAGACAGTGCTAATAAGTGTCGCATTGGCCTTCTGAAAGGCGCTTTTCAATTTCTGAAAGACAATGCCCACCTGAAAGGTGATATCATTGAATTTTTTGAAAAAGGGTTCCAAAAACGACATGAACTCGTCCATCATCTTTTTAATCATCTCCTTGACACGATTGAGAGCCTTGGTAATCGTATTCGTTGCAACGGCCTGTTGGTTTGTAACAAATGTAACGGGCATCATTGCAATACGCATGACCTCCTGCACCAACCCCTTTGTGCAGAACTTGAAATTATTGGCAGCAAACTCCCCAGGAGACTGCGGGTCAATCTCAGGTTTCATGAAATAGGCGATCGCCATAATGAGCGGGTTGCAGCGGTGCTCAGGCCAATTGGCCATAATGGTTGCCCGTTCCATATTTACATATTTGTAGGTTGTAAACGATAAAAAGCCGAGAGTAATGAGAACAATTGGCCACAGAACTGCTGCACGTGTAGGTGGCAAATTCAGGTTTGTTTCTCGTAACTCTTGCATCCCCTGATCTCTTCTTGATAAAACTCTTCTATATCCGGAGAAGCAATTTCCACATAGTCACGTACACGATCCCCCGTGTGTAATTCAATCTGTGAATGCGGCAGAACAACGAACCCTATATAGATGCGCGGCGAGCGAAGAACGGGCTCCACGGTTCCGATGCGGATCCAGCGATCCTTGCGCCATACAAGCGTGGCCGCCCCTACAAAACTATCTGCAAAGGCACAGATCTCATAGACTTCCTTCTGAAGAATACCGATCACCTGCCCGCCCCCCCTGAGCCGATCGTTTGTTGCAATCTGCATGGCTCGTTTGAGAGATCCGTCGGCCATCCGAATCTGCATGGACGGATCCATTGTCGGCGAATATTCAAAGGATGGTAGCAGAGGACTTAAAGGCAGTAAAGGCAGTAAAGGCAGTAAAGGCAGTAAAGGCATTCCATTGATCCGTGCCTCTATCGCCTGCATCATCTTGGATCCAGCCTCCATGCCCTCATCATAATCTCGAAACACAAGACCACGAATAGGGATCTGATGATCCTCTGTATTGAGGCAGATCAAGGATCCACGGGTGCCACCGATCGGAATTGCCTTCGGATGCTCCATGGACTGAATCCATTCGCCCTCATGCAGTACATAGTGATGTGCACTCACCTGCACACCCTGTAGGTCTACCATGGGCTGGCCGGGGGTTGCAAAATGAAATTTGGCCGTCACACGGCTCCGTGTTGGCAGCAACGTATCCCCAATCTGCACATCAGCAATGGCGATTGTGCCTTTGTCAAGCACCTCTATCCGTGTCTCAGGAACGAAACAGAAGGTTGCTAAAAACTTGAAAATGGTTGTATTACTGAAGTTTATAGCGCCTTTCATGCCCGACATTCCCATAAACATGACTGAAAAGAGCAGGGCGTGCATGCGTCCAATCAGATTTTTAATGCGAATTGCACTCAGACGAAGTTGAAAAAAGAAGTTCATAATGCGATCCGTAAAATCCTGAAAGATAACTTGAATGCCGCCGCCCATGGTGGCAATGTTTTCATAGATGCTGTTCACCACGCCAAAAATCCTCCCAATGACTTCTGAGAAAATGCTGAGCACGGAGGTGAACGGGGAGGTGATCTCTTGGGCATGCCCCTGGAAAATGCTGCGCATACAGAATTGAAAATTATCAACGGTATCGTGACCATAGAAGCCTGCAATGGGCATAATCCAGGGTTTGCAGCGATTTTCTTTCCAATTCATTTTCACATCTGTAACGTGCTGTACCTGATGTTGCCCCATTGTAATGCCCACAAAGACAATGGATACCAGGATAAGGAATGCGAGGGCATTGAACATATTCCATAGGACGGGACCCTGATGAATGCGTGTAACGGCGGAGGCAAAGGCTGCAATCTCCTCGGGAGATGCTGTCGTACCTCGATCCCCAAGTGTTTCAATTGTTGGAAATAGTCCATTGACTATCTCCATGTCCCTATCTCTATTTGTGTAAAATGGAAGGGATCCTTGAACGAGGATCCCTTCCATCTTAGATAAACGGCATCTACTTCAGATCCGCCTGTCCGCGCACCCAATCCCGATCTTTCAAAAAGATAGAGGCCACGTTCGGCTGGCTCTTCTTTGCCAACTCGGCGACCGTATGGAGTCGATTGTACACGGAGGTCTTGCCATAGGCCTCGATCGCACTCAGAAGAGCTTTATGACGTTGACTATCCGCAAGTTTAAATGAATAGCCGTACTTAATGAGTGTCCCTTTCCGGAGAACCCCTTTCCCCGAATTAGACTTGTTCTTTGCACAGGAGGGAGGAACCACGATCTCGGCCTGTTTTGGCTTTGCAGTGTACATCTGATTTTTCCCGCGCTTGCGCTGCACGGTGTACCCCTGGTTTAAAATTGTTTGCGCTAGCTTGCGCGTGTAACCCTTTCGATAGGTATACCCGTCTGGACACGGCTTATTGCCACTCGTTGGCTTCACCATCTCTAGTAGAAGAAAGTCATAATTTATTCAGATCCCATGTCATATAAATAGTTATGAAACATATTTTGAATCAATCCTCTGTATAATTCTAATGATTTCGAAGTATTGTTCTGTTTTTCTTGAATGCACTGATTGTAGAGATTTTCAATAGCAACGCGTGTAGGTGCCGTAATTTCTTCAATATCAGGAATCGGTACCTGTATGCCTGTTAATACACTCATAAACAGTGGATGGAGCAGTTTAATAATCTCTTCATACGTATTTACCAATGTAATATCTTGCGCTTCAGCGGAAGTAGCCTTTTTAGCATAGATAATATCATTATAGACCCTCTGCTTGATCTCGAATACGCCCTGGCAGAAGGACGGATGAACATCCTTGCAGATGGGAATGTTGGGATTCACGGGTTCAAAGGGCATCATGGGTTCTTGATCTTGATCTTCTGACATTCTCTATTAATCGAGTTGCAACTATTTTGAACCAGTTCGCCTCATTTAGAAAAAAGGCCGTATGCTATGAAGAGCCCCCCTAGTACGAAGAGCGGGGTCACCAGATCTCGGATAGTCGGCGGGTTACAGAAGCCGAGGGGGGTTCCCCCTGGGATTTCGGCGGTGGGGCCCACTGGCTTTGGTGTCCCTTGGTAGGCATCCTGATTCTGGTCACTCTGTGCAACGGCGAGTGTCTGCTGGTTATGAAGTGCTTGAAGGGTTTGACAGGCCGGATTATGTATATCTGCACAGATAGTTGTATTAGATTGCGCATGGGCAAAGGTTGACATCTCTGTGTACACAGCCTAAAATAGATTGTTGTCACTCTTCATAGAATGAATATTCAAGGGGTGGACAAGCAGTCCATCGAGGAAGCGACGAGGGAGGCGGAGGCCAAACCCCTCGGGTTTGCACCCGGTGCCCGTGCCAACTACATCAAAGACCATGTTCGTGACATTCAGGCGCGTATGGCAGCAGGAAAGCGGGACGAAGAGATCAAGGCCGAGTTCGCACCCTTTGCCAAGGACTATCCGGAACTTATGAAGAAACTGCTTGCCAAGATGGACATCTCTCACCTCGGAATTATGCTAAATGCCCTGGAAAAGATGGAGGCGGGCACTCTGTCGCAGCACCAGGCCTCCGTTATGGTGGGGCAGCGCTTAGTAGACCAATTCGTGAAGCCTCAATTGAATGGATCCGCGCCTGATAAACAGGGGCGCTAAAGGCCTTGCACCATTTAAAACTGACTTGCTCGTGCTGCCGAAGCATAAAAAGGATTTTGCTCTCTTCCTTCTCCTTTGTCTGAATCAGGGAAAACACCTTTTCCAGATAGACGATCTGTTTCTTGACGGCCAATTCTACAATCGATTCTATGGAGGACAGAAAGGGTTCGGGGAGGGGATCGGGAAAGAGTCGCATGGGCGCATCTTGGCGGCAGGCAGCCGCACTCCAGGATCGTAGAATGGCGAGTGTACTTGGTACGGGGGGGCAAAACTGCTTTCCTACAAAATAGATCTCAGGATTGCAAGGTCTTGAGATCGCCGGTTTATAGAGCGTCCATTTTATAAAATGCTGCGACAGGAAATACACGAGATCGCGTGTCCCAGCATAGTACAGATCAAAGAATTTTAGAATGAAGAGGCCGCCCGGTCTGAGAACTTCAAACCCTGTCCGAACGGAGGCCAGTAGCAACGGAAAGATGGTCTGTTCTTGCGAATCGTAGTCCGTTGAAAAATCGAATCCGCCGTCGCCTGTAAACAGATTCGCCTTGGGCACACAGGAGGCAATATAATCGTTCTGATTCTGATAATTCAGAAGATCCCCCGTGCCATCGGAGCCATACACAATCCGAACATTTCGATGCTTCTGGAGAAATTGGCTCGCGCGCTTCCATCCAGGTACATTCGATTGACGCGGCTTCAACGTAATGGCCGTGGAGATGGCCGGCAGACGATGGCGATCGCAGGCATCCAGAAATCCTTGAATAAATCCGCCGGGTCCCTCGCAGACATGGGCGGAGGTTAACTTGGTGGTGAGTCGCGGAAGCCCTTCAAAAAAAGTGGCAACGGAGAGGAGCTCGATCATTTTAAAATAGGAACGACTCAGCGGGTTTAGAATACAGATCGAATCGGGAAAATTGGCATATTTCTTTTGTGTATAGACAAGCTCATAGGGATTCACGATTTTCTTATAGTACTCCCACTCACTTGTGCCCGAAGAACGCTCATAGTCATTAATATGTTTCCTATGTTCATGGAGCACGGCCTGCAACGGCGTAAATGAATGATGCCATATGGCCGGTAAAATAACTGTATTCTCGGATGTATCGGATACAGCCGGTTCATAGGGAGCGTCTTTTTGTCGCCCGTACCAGGCAATTCTGAGCCAAGGTTCCATAGTATTTATAGGGGGTTGCGCTTTAGATCTTAGTCTCGTTCAAAGAGTTCAACGGGCTCCTCTTCCAAGCCCGTCATGGCATGCGGCAGGTGCATATTGATCTGGAACTGATGAACGCCGCAGACATCCGCCTCGGGCTCGGCCAATAGTCCTTCCAGATCCCCCTCGGGCTCCTCTTCGTCATCCGGAACGGCATCCAGTCCCTTCGTAAGCTGCTCCAACATCACATCGTCCATCATGATCTGGGAAAACGCCGTGCCGCCTCGGAAGGGTTGTCCCATCATGATATTGGCGGATACACCCGTCACAGGATCGACTTCGCCAAATCGTGCAGCATTGAGCACAATTTTCGAGGTCTCCTCAAAGGACATCTTGCCCAAAGGCCCAATGTCATTCTTGTTGATGCCATAGCGATCAATGGATACGAGACGACCACTGCGCGTAATGTAGTCGCAGAGGATTCCCAGATGCCTGTAGTTCACGGGCGCCTGCTCAAAGATCGGCAACAGCTCATTGATCAGGATGGCGCGAACGGCCTCCAAGCCCAGAATATCCATCACATCGTGCACATTCGTCGTGTAGAGGCGATTCGCATCCACGGCTGGATGATTCATGACACGAATATAGTTGGAGCCGTCCGTGTCGAGAATATACTGGGTCAGCTCGGCATACCGCCCCTCCTCGCCCTCCAAGGACACCTTCTGCTTGTCCTGCCGAAAGGTGGCCGCCTTAATGCCAGGAACCCCGCGAATAACCAGTGTATTGAGAAGCCGATTCTGAAACTTCTTCAAATTGCCAAAGTCATCATTGTCGGAAGGGGGTACTTCAATGCGAATGCGCATAATGAGTTTGTCGGCATTATAATCGGTATAGATCGTCTTGGCACTCGAATAGAGCTGCTCAATCACGAAGACAACATCCGCCATGGAGATGTTCTTGTTGTACATCTCCTCGCGATTCAGCTCCAACCGTAAGAGCCACTTGCTCATCTTCCGAGTGTTCCTGGGATTCTCCAGCTCAATCTCCTTATAAAAGGAGATCAGATCCCTGTCCTCCGCCAGCACCGTCTCTTCGTCATCAGGATCCCAATAGATCGCCACCTTGTTCGTGATGTTGCGGAGCAGCGTAAGTTCCAGATCTTGCTTGAGTTCCCTGGCCTTCTCCTTGGACTGACGGAACTCGGGCTTCATATAGATGGTGAGCGACGAAGCCTTGGGATTCTTGGTAACCTTGAGAAGTTCTCGTAGGCGAGGAATGCCCTGGCTCACCGTATTTTTCGTGGCAACGCCCGCAAGGTGAAATGTATTTAAAGTCAGCTGTGTAGACGGCTCTCCAATACTCTGCGCCGCCACAATGCCCACCTGCTCGCCTGGCTGCACCCAGGCCTTCATGTGAGCCACCACAATGAGTTCCGTGAGTGCATCAAAGGCATCCTTTGTGAAACGCTCCTTCACAATGATGTGGTGGGGCGCCAGATAGTAGCGCAACAATGCGCACCAGACGCGTACATGGCCTGCTTTGGTACGCTCAATAAGCTTCGGCAAACGCTCCAACACATCCGTCGGTGTCAGATCCGAGCGACCCTCTGGCTTCAATCCGAAACGGGTCTTGACGTTGAGAATCAAACGTGCCAGATTCACAGGGGCATTGACGGCGCCGCCATAGACGGAGCCCTGGAACATGTCCTCGATCAGGATCCGCTGATCCTCCAGTACATCTGTAATAAACTTGTCGAGTAGCTCCGTCTCATCCGGACGACTGATACCGTCATTGAGTACAGCCGACCAGTCCACCTCCGTCATGCCGAACTGATCCCGAATCTGCTGCTGCGTAATGGACTTGGAATCCAGAGGGAGTGCCTGGCTCTCGAGCTTTGTGGCCATGATGCCGTCCTCGCCGTAATAGAACTGCACCACATTCATGTTGGCATCACGAACGGTGCCGTCGTGCTGGACGACGAGATCCTCCAATGCCTTAATGAGCTGGCGCTGAATATATCCAGTTTCTGCCGTATCCACTACATGAAGGCCGTTCGCCAAGCCAAAGTTAAGAGTGGAGGGGACTGTCAAGTCGTACATCTTGGGATACTTCTCAACACCGATCACATTGATTTCCGTAATCTTATCAAGGACAACATTGTTTTGTATTTGTTTATAGTTATATAGATCAGGAGTAACACCAATTCGTGACTGGAGCATTAGGATCATATTCTTAATTGAAGTCTCATGATAAGGAAAGTACTTTTGCTCATATGTGTGAAGAAATGCCCGAATATATGTGGAAGATCGAAGAAGAGCTTGCAAGAGCGTATCCAAGGAAGACGAGTTTGTCGCATCTTCAATTCCTTGTGATTCATCCTGTTCACATTCTGGAACACTGATAGGCGGTACTGGGAGTGTAAGAGTAACCGGCACGTACTGTCCCGTCCTCACCTCAGGTGTATTAAGTCGCTGAAACTGATTTGTCGCTTCGTCCCAGACAAGGAGTGATTTGGACTCCGTCACAATGACCTCCTTTCCGCCCTCCGTCTTAATCTCATAGAGCCTAGTTCCAGGATCGTGGCGCGTAATGGCGGTTACTTGCCCCCAGGTTACATGGCCTTGCAGATCAGACGTGGGAATGTGCACATTGGTCTGAAGCTTCAGCAGCTCAAGATTGCGCTCCTGGTGGCGCTCCACGGTGGAGCCAGGTGCATCTAGCTGCTTATCGATCCAATCACCAATTGGCACATAGAGTGGGCGGCCATTCTCCATGACAACAATGGGCGTATCGGCCGTTACAGACTTAACAGCTGTATCAATAAGACCTTCGCGCCCCGACATGGCGTGGAAGAAGAACTCCTGGGGTGTGAGCCCCCTGATAAACGAGGATTCAATGAAGCCACGGGCTTCTGCACCGTCGTCGTACTTCTTGTAATGCGGCAGCGTCCTATCCGTGAACCCATAGGCAATGCGCTTGTTCTCAATGGACTGCTGACCCAAGCAAGCAATCATCTGGGCAATGTTGATCCAGTCGCCCTTGGAGCCTGAGTTGATCATGGCGACGAGACGATTCTCAGAGCTCAAGGAGCCCTTGGCAGCATCCGAGGCCTTCTTCGTGGCCTGCTTCAAGAAGCCAAAGGCCTGATCCTCGAACTCCTGCTGGTTCGTCTTGCCCGTGTTATTCTCGAAGATATCCGAGTGCACCTGAAACTGAATCTCCTCAATCTGCTTCTTGCACTCGGCAATGACCTTGGCGATCTCCACGCCCGTCTTGTCATCGGCCACCAAATCCGAGATGCCTACGCTGAATCCGTCCAGCACTAGATAATCCTCGACCACGCGCTGAAGCGAGTCCAGAAACATGCTCGTCTCCTTGGGGCCATAGTCGTTGTACAGCACATGGACAATGCCCTTGCCAGGGGTCATGTAGACAGTGCCGTCCACGGTGCCCTGTTTGATATCGCCCTGCACAATTTTCACAATATTATCGGGATCATCGGCCTTCTTATCCTTGTCATAGCCCTTGTTGGGCATATTGATGTTGAGAGGGGGCAGCAGCTGACTGAGCACCTGCTGTCCTGTGAACCTGCCTTCTGCACGCGGCACGGGCAGCAAGCCCTCATAGCGCTTGTTTTTCATCATTAGATTCATAAATTCTCGACGCGTAAATTCATTCCCAGGACGGGTGAGGCGATAGGAGCCCACCACTGAATCCTGGAAAACACCGATCAGAGGCCGTGCGTGCCTGGGGGTTACCACATTGTGAGGGATCGCGGCGATCTCCTCGAGTTCCGTCGCCGCCTCGTAGCTCTGCGGGACGTGCATATTCATTTCTGGGGCTTAATACAATTAACGGGGTAATTATACTAAGCCGCCCTCCAAGTTTCCAAGGAGGCCGGACTATATCTTGTGCCATCTCAGGTTCGTTAGACCGTCGTAGATGACCCGCTCCCATTTAGTCTCTGAACCTTCTCCTTGCCCTACGAATTAGTGCACAGCACTTAACGGGTTTAGGAGCTTGGCTGCGGATTACCGATTTCACTTGCCCAACGACAAGATCATTATCAGAATTTTTACTATACCCTTGATTTTTCTCCAAGGCCAGTTCCAACTTTCATTAAGAACCTTAGTATCTGATACTTTACGGACTTCCCGAACAATTTGAGGGCGTTGCAAAGGGGGGACATCTACTTCCAGGCTTCGCCTGGAAGTAGCCTCCCCCCCGACCCCCTGTCCCGAATAGTTCTTCATACTACGGAAGGATCGCACAGGACAGGGGGTCGGGGGGGAGGCGGATGCGTTAGCATCCGATGTCCCCCCTTTACTAGGCAGTTATATGGACTCGTCACACTCTATGCGAAGTGTGGGAGCCGTGAAGTTTACACTGTTTACCTCAATAAGTACTTTCACAACTTATTAAGCAGCCACCTGTTGGCGACGAAATTC